GTACAGATATTAGTAAAGGCCTCTGTGGGACAATCAGTGTGTTTCAATATGGCTCCGGTGGAGGGAATCGAACCCCCACTAACGGTTTTGGAGACCGTCGCACTGCCATTATACTACACCGGAGTTGCATGGTGGACAACCAGGGAATCGAACCCCGTATACCAAAGGTGACAGATTTACAGTCTGCTGCAGTCGCCAATGCTGCTCGTTGTCCATATTTGGCACACCGTGCGGGATTTGAACCCGCGATCTACGCCGTGAAAGGGCGTTGTCCTAGACCGCTAGACGAACGGTGCGTTGTGTTTTGTTTAATCAATCAATATATAATATTATAGGCCGTTTAACTAGACAAATCAAGTAAATTATTTGTCTTTTGATTGAGGCCAAGGCCAAGGTTCACCACTTCTCTGGCTCATTGCTGCTAGCCAAGCCTCGTCCTCTTTTTGCTCTTGTGTAGCCCTAAGCCGCCAAACTACTAAGCCTGCAATTAAAAAGAAGATGCCTATGCCAAGTAATATTTCCATGTTTAGTCCCACAGTGCTTCATAGTATTTGCCAAACAGCCTATAGCCATTCCTCTTCCGAGCCTGCCAGAGGTCTAAGCCTTCACGGTCAACCTTAATCAGTGCAATTTGCTCCGTAAAGCTCTTGCCCTGCTTCTCCTCCTCAGTAGGATGAGTGTAAAACTTGTCATCACCACAATCATCATCAAGCTTTTGTTCAAAGGCCCAGATCATTTCGTCTAGTGCCCAGTCCCAGCGCTTGAAGTGGTTGTCGTCAACGTCCCAATCATTTTCTTTGGCTGGCGCACTAGTACTCTGCAAGTGCGCTGGCACATCACTGTCATCTACCTGTGGAGCACCGTGCTTAGTAGCTTTTAGCTGCTTGAGCATTGGTACTACAATGTGTGCTAGGGTATGATCCATTGACCAAGTATCCCAGTTGTCAATGCGTACAAAGGTTTGTCGAGTCTTTTTACTGTGGATCCACAACAAGAATTTGTGTAGCAGGGTATTGCTGCCATCCTTGCGCTCACTAAGCCACTCACCAAAGTTGTGTACCCAGCGCGGCTTGTCTAAGATGCCGTCTTCATCAGGTACTTTCTTGGCCCAAAAGCAAAGCAGTTCAGCTAGCTGATAAGGGCCAAACCAGTTGTTATAGGGGCCAATAATTACCTTCATTTTAGTTCCTTATGCTTGTTCTCTGTTTAAGTCTAAGTATACTGCTGGTTTTATGCTACTACAGGTTACACGGGTGGGACAGCCAAAGTGTGGACATACATAACCCTGAGCACGTTCAGTAGTCATACCACATACAGGGCAGCCACGGTATATTGCAGGCTGTACTGGCTGTACTGGAGGTATTAGTTTGTATACAAGTTGTCTTAATTCCATGATCTCTTGCTCCAGCTTGTAGAGTTTGGTTTCTAGATCTTGCTGAGCCTTTACCTGTGGTGGTGGCATACCTGCCCACATTTGTCCAAGATTACTTTTCACTGTCTAACTCCCGCTGTGCCCTAGCACCTTGATGAAACGCTTCCTGCACCCAGTATTGTAAGCTATCATGCGATATATTACCACAGTTTAACATTTCTTCTAAAAAACCGTTACGATTGCGCTTGCTATCATAACTAGGAAAAGGTTTGTTGTAAAACCACTCAATAAATTTCTTTTGTACAGGTATATTCACTACCAGCTCTCCACGTCAGTTATATCTACACTAGTATCACTAGTTTTACCAAAAAGTGAGAATTTTACTTTTACAACTGGTCCAATGCCTGTATGTTCTTCATATAGTTCATATAGCTCTACTTCTTGAAAATGATCTACAATCTCAGCTAATTGGTTAATCTGTTTTCTTGTTAGCTTCATGTTACCTCCGCATTGCGCTAATGTCTTTGGCCTCTTGTTGACTAAAAATTGGCACAGCATTTGACTTGTGTAGTGTACCAATGCCAATGATATTACCGCCGGTGTAAACTGGATTTTCACGCTTAGCACCCACACCTACACCGCTGTCTCGACTAGGAATGTGATCGTTCATAGTGCGGCCTGGTGGCGGCGCTAATTTAGGAATCTTATTAGTGCGGTATTTTCTCATGGCCATATCCGTCAAATAAAAATCTATTATATATGGTTTAGGCATTACCGTCAAGATTATTTTTACGCAACTGATGTTTCAATTCCTTACCAAGCCAACCAATAGCCCTTTGAAAATTTTGTACTTGTAGTACCTGACCAGGTAACCACTGTGGCTTTAGCGTTAGTGCTAATACTTCATCCTTAGTAACATATATTGGTTTTACGCTGCCATCTAGCCAACGCAAGCGTCTAGCTTCTATAGTAACTGTTTCAGGACCCTCAACTGAGCCAACCGCTACACGTTCTACAAAGTCCGTAGTAATCGGGCGCTTTACAGCAACCTTAACACTACCCTCACGCTCTAGTGTTTCTAGTAACCACATGGGTAAATCTACGACAGTAATAGGCTCAAAATCGCTGGTATACAGTACTATGTTCATCAGTCAATCCTTGTATAATTTAGTACATTACCAAAACCATACTGTGCTTCTCCTAACAACTTAGCGCTGTAGTCATCATCTGCCCATATATAGGCATTTATGGTTTGATAGTCATTAACCTTAATCCAAAGTTGATATTTATACATCACTATCCTCAAAAAATGCTGCCATAGTTACAGGAGCAATATAGCAAAGTTCATTGTAGGCACACTTAGCTATCATTCTGTGTTCTTTTTGTGTGCTTACATGCAATCGCTGTTTTAGGTAGAATATCCAGCTGCGCAGTGTACCATTCATATACATGCGACTAGGAGTTAATCCTTCTGGTAAGAGTGCTCTGGCTTGTTCTTTGGCAATACCCATGCTAATAGCCCAGTCATATTGTCGCTGTGCCTCTTCTGCCAAATTTTTTAGCTTATACTCCCACTGTTGACCTAGTTCTCGATCTGTTTCACAAGTATAATCTAGTTGAATACTATTTTGACGATTCTTACGATCCTGCAGCCTAGCCTCTCTGGTTGTGTCTAGTTGACCAAGTTTTTCAACCACTTGATACCTTTGCGAAAACTCCTGAAAACTAAACGACCTATGGCGTAGTATTTGGCGACCAATATCGCGTGTTGTATTAATTTCCATACAAACATTAACCATTTCAAATGGACTAACATGGCCTTCCCTAATCATATAACGTAGCAAGCCACCATAATCTTGGTTCATTTGATTTTCTGGATTGCTTACTCTGGCAATTTGTGCAATGTTTTTATCAATGTCTGGTGTTGCCCACCAGGTATGTGCTGTATGCATTTTGTTGTATTTTCTTAGTTAAAATATTATATATTATACCACTAAAGCAAAAGGGCAGCAAGCTAAAAATTTAGCTTCTGCCCTGTAAATTAAATATAGAATATGTGCTTACCGATAGTTCTTACGTATCGCTTTTTTGTTCTCCAAGTAGGTTTTACATAATTGGCATGAAAATATAGCGCTTCAAATCCTTCTAAAAATAGTTTGCCTTGCAAAATACCCTTAGCTATATGTAATGAGTCCCTCCATTGTTTTTGATCACGAACCATTATATTTTTATAGGCAGTCCAGCTGAACTGATTTTTTTGGTATACCACACCACAAATAGTCTTGTTAAACTCTTCCTTATGTAATACACGATTTAGCGTTACTTGTGCAACCGCTACTTTTCCTGTCAAACTCTCTCCCTTAGCTTCGAAGTATATATTCTTAGCTAAACATTCTAAATCTCGTTCATTGTGTTTTATTATGTAATTTATATTAAGTGGAATATTTGGTATGCTTAGTGTTCTATGTGGGAAAAATAAACTACAAGCCAGGAAAATAGCTAAAGCTATTTTGGCCAGATACATTTACGTTCCTTTACCTATAGAGTTGAATATTTTATTATACGATATTGATAAAAAATTTTCAAGTCAAAATATTACACGGTCTGCGCCAACATGCGAAAAATTCTACTAGACAAAAGTTTGCCTAACTGCTATAATATAGTGAATGGAGGAATAAAATGTCTAAAATTATTAACTACACGGCAGAATTAGAATATTTAATAGTTAATACTTTACTACCAGTTTATGAAGACTATTGTAAAAGATTCCCTTTTAGTCCATTAGCTAAGAAAGACATTGACTATAGTATATTAGGCGAAGTTAAAGAAAAACGTGATCCTGGGGCACTCTTAAAACCCAGAAAAAATTTATCTTGAAAATTTTTATTTTATTTGCTATAATATTAATTCCGTAACAATTTCAAGGAACTTCAATTGAAAAAGACAATTTTAACCGCCGCAGTTGCATTAGGCTTAGGTTCAACAGCTAACGCCGCCTGGATTAGTTATGATCTAGATAATGTTAAAGCAGATGCCAAAGGTGGCAGCGATAGCCAAGCACACTATATTCGTGCTGGTGGCACAGTAGCTGGACTGAATACAATGATGCAGGCCCGTACTGCTAGCTTTGATGGTGGTGGTATGGTACATAGCGTAGAGCTTACTGCTGGTAAACAACTTGGTGCATTAAGTCCTTTTGTTGGCGTAGGCCATGACTTAGGGTTTAATGGCAGCGGTAGTTTTCAATATGGACTACTAGGAGTTAGTGCTGGAGTACCACTAGGAAAATTATATGCCTATGGTGGAGCTAAAACCCGTGTAAACTGGGACGACCATAACCCAAAACAAACAGTAACTTTTATTGGTGTTAGCATGCCAATCACAAAACAATTAAGTGCTAATGTTGGAGCCAGTAAGAGCACACAAGACATTAAGGAAACTGCTGTTGGAGCAGGAATCAGAGTTTCGTTCTAAGGTGTTTAATCTTATAGCAAATCCAGTGTTCTTCAATAGTTATCACCTAACTTGGTTACTCTTATTTATTTATCTAGGGTGGTTAATAAGTTGGGCAGTGCCTGCTGTAATATTTATATTAATAGGAGCAGCAGTTTTTGCAACAAATTAACGCGGTGTTTGCCCACTGACCGCGAATATATAAAAACAACTCAATGGTGCAAAATCTAGTATCAAAGACAGCTACAGTAATAGTGTCGGGACAACTAGATGCCGAGATTAAAAATCCCTTTACTGAGGGTTTCTCATCTTATCAGAGGCTAGCAGTGGGAGGATCGGCTAGTAAAATATTCCTCTCGCCTAAATCTTGCTTGAATTTAAAGGAGATAACATGACGCAATTAGATTTAGTTAATCATGCACTTATTGGATTCGACAGAATCTTTAATCAATTGGATAATGTTCGCGCTAGTACAAAAACTTATCCGCCACACAATGTAGTAAAAATTGATGATGACAATTGGCTTGTAGAGTTAGCGGCTGCTGGATTTTCTAGGGACGAGCTAACTGTAGAACTTCACGAGAACACATTGACAATCCGCGGTCAAAAAGCGGAGCAAGCAGGTAGACAATACTTGTATAGAGGATTGGCAATGCGTAATTTTGAGAAGAGCTTATACATACAAGATCATATTAAAATTAAACATGCAGAATATAAGGACGGCATGCTTAATATTTATTTAGAACAGCGTGTACCTGAGAGTAAAAAACCTAAACAAATTACTATTAACTAATCTAGGGGGCGCTAGCCCCCTTTTTACTATTATGCCCAAACACGAAGAATTTACTGAACAACAAGAATTAAATTTATTTTTTAGCACTAGTGTTCCACCTGCTGGTAGCGCAGAAGCTAAACGATTAGTTGATGAAGCCCCATATCATCCAGGCTATGAAGGTGCAGTTTTTAGTACTAGCGTATATCAACCACTAGAGGCAACGAGTATTAGTATCGGTTCGGGAGATACTATAACTCTTAATGGCTGGGCAGCTCAGCCTGTGTCAACACTAAACACCGACCCTAAACCAGACTACCACAGCACGCCCATTGACTGGACTAAACTTGTAGTTGATGGTAGTGGCACTAGCGGGGGCAATGTTAGTATAACCAGCGAATCTACTAAGTCTGGTTCGGCTATGAAGTTTGACGGTGATAAACTGCCTGTTAACTTATTGAGCACAGAAGCACTCTTACAAACAGCAGCAGTGTTAAAATTTGGTGCAGATAAGTATCATGCACACAACTGGCGAGATGGTTTTGCCTGGTCAAGACCACTAGCCGCAGCCATGAGACATATTATGGCCTACAACGACGGAGAGGATAAAGATCCTGAAAGTGGCTTAAGCCACCTTGCACATGCAGCTTGCTCAATTATGTTTTTATTAGAATTCGAGAAAACTCATCCCGAATTGGATGATCGTTATAAACCAAATGTATCAACAGTTAGTAAATAACTTACACAAAACTCATAAAAATCTACTCCAAGTTTGTCAAGAACTTGGAGTAGACATTAACGAAGTAGATTTAGCTACACTTACCAAGCAAATAGATCAGTGTACACACTGCAACGTATGGTCTAAGCATTTAGTACCAGACTTAGATGATAACCCTATTTGCAGCTATTGTGTTAAGTTAATTGGCTTATAATTATAGACTTGACACATATTCTTAGTAATGATATAATATTTAATATTTAATCATTCTAGGAGTTTAACATGGCCGGATATACACGCGAATTTTTAATTGATGCCTACTTGTGGCGTTTTACTAAAGTACCTACAATTGATATTGAAGGGCTACTACGTCTTGAGCAGATTGCTAATAAAACCTATGATACATACGGCAAAGATAAGTTTCGTGATTATGCATCACTAGATGCAGAATACCTACGCAATTATAAAGCAGATATTAAACGATAAATATAGCCCCGGTGGTGTAATGGTAGCCACGCTGGTCTTAGAAGCCAGTGCAGAGATGCGTGGGAGTTCGAGTCTCCCCCTGGGCACCAATAGCTATGATAAATATAAACATGGGTGGTCAACAGCCACAGGAAATAAACCTAGAACAAATGCACTCACTGCGACAACAACTGTGTCGCTGGTGTGAACATAGAAACCAAACTATGGACGTGTGTTCTAGACACGAAAAACTTATAACTATTTACAACAAAAAACCTAATAATCACTGTCCTATTGGACGTTGGCACTGATGCATACATTTGATACAAATATAAAACGTGTAGGCTTTGCCTGCAAAATTCAAATAGAACATGATAAACCAGATAAAAAATTAAATACAACTACTACAACACTTACTTATCTTAATCGTCAAACTAAGGATAAAGCGGTGGAGAAGATTTGGACAATTATACATCACAACTGCGAAACATTGAAGCGACAGGTAGAGTGGGTTGGTAGCCTGCCTAGAGATCAGCGTCAGTTTAGATTGAGCAGTGATTTATTTCCAGCCTACACCCACGAAGATTGGATGTGGTTTTACTTTGAAAGTGACGTAGTAAAATATCTAGAGACTCACCTAGCTAAAGTAGGTGACATAGCACGAGGCAAAGATGTACGCCTTAGTTTCCACCCAGGACAATTTTGTGTATTGGCTAGTGAAAATGATGGAATTGTTGACAACAGCATTGTTGAGTTTGAGTATCATACTGACATCGCCCGTTATATGGGCTATGGCAAGCAGTTTCAAGACTTTAAGTGTAATGTTCATATTGGCGGCAAGCGTGGGCCACAAGGAATTATACAAGCGTGTAATAAACTAAGCCCAGAAGCGCGTAATATATTAACAATCGAAAATGCCGAATATACCTGGGGTCTAGAGCATAGCTTGGAGCTTGCGCAACACTGTGCACTAGTCCTAGATATACATCACCACTGGATTTACAGCAAGGGAGAGTATATTGAACCAGACGACAAACGAATTGCTGTGGTCAAAGATTCGTGGAGAGGTATTAGACCTGTTATACACTATTCAGTATCCAGAGAAGATGTCCTTGTCGAACATGCAAGAGATGAACTGCCCGACTACAAACTACTTACAAGCATGGGTTTTACATCAGCTAAATTGCGAGCACATAGTGATTACTACTGGAACGACCGAGTAAATGAGTGGGCCGCAAATCATAATACTTGGGCAGATATTATGTGTGAGAGTAAGCAGAAAAACCTTGCTAGTAGTAAGTTTGTAAAGAGCTACTTATAATGTATGATATATTGCATAGTATTTTCCGGCACCTACTACATAATATGACTGTAAGTAAAGATCAACTATACACTTTAGTATATACCGATACTAACTGTACACCGGAAGAGTTTGATAAGGCATACGGTGAACTATATAAGGCCTATCTAAAGTAGGCCATATTGTGGTGCTCTTTGCTCGTTGCCGAGGCAATGTCGGCACATTGCAGAGTCCATTATTAGCGAAGACCGGAGTAGTAGCTAATAGTCGTGTCTGATCCTAAAGTACAGCAAGTCGTCATGAAACTATGTAAGTTTAGGGCACGGGCTTAGCGGCCTAGGCAGTAAACAAAGAGCACCCCAATATGGAGAAATACAATGGATAAATTATACGAACTAGAGTTTTACAATACTCTACTTGAAGCTATTAATAAAGCCAAAGCTGGAAGTGTAAAGCGAGGAGATAGTGTTAGCTGGTCTAGTAGTGGCGGTACTGCACGCGGTAAGGTTACGCGCATAATTACTAGTGGTGAGGCGGACATACCAGGCAGTAGTTTTAAAATTACAGGTACTAAAGAAGATCCAGGTGCACTTATCCGTGTGTATAGACCTGATAGTAGTGGCAAGTATAAGCCTACAGATACTATTGTAGGACATAAAGTAAGTACACTAACTAAAATAGAGGCACTATAATGCCTTGCTATAAGTGCAGTAATGGCAAGTGGAAGTATGGGCAAGAGGGTAACTGTCAATTTGACACACTTGCTAGTTGCGAAGCAGCAGAACGAGCAATCCACGCTAGAAAAAGGAGATCTACAAGTGAGTTACAAACCTATGAAGAAACCACCAAAGAAGAAACCAGGCAAGATGTAAAAAACTAGTAGCCAGTCTAGTTAAAAACTGGCAACACACACAGGAGTAAGTATGACTAAACAAATATGCAATTGGTGTAATAAAATTTTTATGGCACTAGAGCGTAGTGGTCAGGCAAGAGCCAAGCGTTATATGAACTATAGAGGTTGGCGGTGACTGGCTGGTGCAGCACTGTATTTAGTGCACTACTAGCAGCACAGCTAACACGTCAGGGTCAATGGCGTCGAGCAATTAAATTAATTAATCCAAACACACAACACGGAGAATAGTATGAATCCTTTTGAAATTCGCGCTCAACTACTTAAAATGAGCAAAGATTACTTAGATAGACAGTTTGACGTTAATACCGAGTTTACGCGCCAAGCATTTGAAGAGATGGCTAAAAGCGGTCAAGACATGATGAAAAAGTATGAGGAGCTTGCTCCTAAGATGTATACTTTTGAAGATGTTATTGAACAGGCTAAGAAACTCTATGGCTTCGTCAATAGTAAGTAATCTGTGGTCTAGGGTACAAGAATACTTTAGTCAGCCTTATTCGCTACAAAAGTTCATAGAGGATCACAATCCGCAATCAATGGCTGATGTAGAATACTTAGAAAAAATATGGTATTATCATACTGACAAAAATAGTTGGATATAGTACTAGTGCCAATAATAACAATAAGAAAAGGGTAACCATGGCAGATATACATGAGCTGCGTGAAGATCTATTAGAGCACGCAATGGAATACTTAGACTGTAAGTTTCGTACACAAAAGAAGTTTGCAAAACTATTTTTTGAGCACAAACTAAAGCAGGGTGTTCCTATAGACAATTATACTAGCTATATGCCAACAATATATGCTCCGCAAGAGGCTATTGACCTAGCCAAAGCTATGGAAGCATATGTTGTTGGCGGCAACGCTAAATAGTTTTAGCGGGAGTTTAACTCCCGCAATTAAATTTTTACAGTTGATTTATTTTCCTTTACAGTGTATAATATTATTTTACTCAGTAAAGGAAAGCAAATGGCTGTTGAACAACTACTTGATAACCTATACTTAGTGCCAGCTCCTTGGCGAAAGTGGATGCAAACCCGTGCGGAAATTATTAGCGATTGGCAGGCGGGTAAAGACTTTCGTATTGAAAGTGGACCATATTGTAGTATTCGTGATATTGAATATTTACGCAGCAGCTATAATCGCGTATACATTCTACACAGTCATGGCATTATAGAAGTCTAATATAGATTACCAATTAATAAGTTTAAGTGATATAAAAATAATGAATACTCCGCACGTACTGGGCGACAGCCATACTGATCTTTTTCAGCCTTTGGGTACTGTATTTGATCGCGGTGCAGCAGTTATCACAGCTGATAGACTAATACGCAAAGATTCTAGCGTCTGGACTAAAATAGAACCCTGGTTGAGGGCACAAAATAATCAAACACTGATAGTCAGTGCAAACGAAGTAGACATACGTGGACACTTTTGGCGTCATTGTGTTAACTATCCTCAGGGAGTCTCGGCCTATGTTAGAGCTAGAGCACAGGCACTGTATCAGTGCTTTGATCAGTGGATCAGCGATTATCATGTGAAGAAAATCATTTTATGGGCACCACCCCCAGCCTGTGATCGTACTACTAATAACCCTGAGTGGCCTTTCGTGGGCAGCACAGTGACTAGAAATCAGCTGGTTAACCTTTGGACAAGAGAATTTATAGAGTGTGTCAAAAAGGGCACGGGTAAGATAGCTATTGCTACTGCTTACTATGAATATATGGATTTTGATCGGTGGAGACCACATAATCACCGACCCACGGATGGTGTGCACTGGGACAGGAGCTTGTTTGAAAGATTTTACACATATCTGATTGAACCTTTGATCAACAGAGATCAAACAGTCAGCATGTTAAATTCAAAGGCATATGAATCTGTCCGTGGAATAGAACCCCTAATCAGATCTAAAGTTGTTAGTGAAAAGAATCAGTTATATGACAGCTGGATTTCAGTAAAAACGTTGGCAGAAAAAACTGTTATGTTTGAAGGGCAGGAGTATTATCTAACTAGACAAAGTGATCTAGAAAGCTTAGACCCTGGATATCAAGAACTAACCTTAGGCTAGAGTTTTTTGTATGCAGATTTTATTTTGGGGATGTGGTGGAATGGTATACACAACAGACTTAAAATCTGTCGCTGAGAGGCATGAGGGTTCGACTCCCTCCATCCCTACCAAGGAATAATATGGACGAAAAAGCAAACAGAATATTAAAAGCACTATTAGGCAGTGACGAGTTAGTTCAACGTTGGTGGAATAGCCCTAATCGTGCGTTCGATGGAGAAATACCCGATGATCTCTGGCACACTAGTAGTGGTCGTAATCGAGTTTATAGCTACCTACTAGATCAAATGGAAGCCCCACACTAATATAAAGTATAGCAATTGCTATACTAAAGTGTTTTCTTAGAGAACATTTTACTATAGTATAATAACAATAACAATAACAATAAGAGCGATATATGGAAATGCACAATACCTATAAAAATGAAAGCAGATGTGTACTGCTTAGCTTACCATTAATAATTAGACTGTTTGAGTATATTCGTGAAGAACCAACTACTGACGAAGATCTACATTTTATGGCTGAACGAATTAGTGAACTAGGATGGGATGGTATTAGATTAACAATGAATCAATATAGTAGTATAATCCCACAAGAAAAACCTAGAACCTACAGCGCTAGCTATACAAACCATATTGAAGCTACTCCTAAGTAGCTTATAACTGGCAAGTAGTACCTGCCAGTATTACTTGCCTAAACTCCGCTATAATTATAACAACAAGGAGCATAAAATGGCAGAAAGTATTACACCAGCTGGTATGATGATGAGTGGTGGTGATGGCCTATTTGGTGGTAATGGTCTTATTGGAGGCCTTATCCTAGGTTCACTACTACGTAACAACGGTAACCTATTTGGCGGCGATGGTAACTCAGCTGCAGCAGCTGCACTACGTAGCCCACCTGAGCAAGTACAGGCTAACATGAGCCTAATGCAAGCTATTGGTGCTGTTGACAAAAGTGTGTCTAATGGCACAAGTACTATGGAAGCTAGTCAAGCTACACAAACACTGGGCTTAACAACTCAGCTGAATAATGTAGCTAGTAGTTTAGCCAGTCGCACTGACGGCGTTAAAGAAGCTGTTAACGCCGGTACTATGGTACTTGCACAGCAACTTAACGGCGTTCAGCAGCAGATCATGGAAAATCGCTATGAGCTAAGCAAAGACATTAGCAGTGATGGCGATAAAACTCGTGCACTGTTAGTACAACAATATGAAGCCACCCTAAACCGTCAACTTACAGATGCTAATGCAGCTGTAATAGCACTACAAGCTAAGCTAGATAATGGCACAGTAGCTCGCGGTGTTGAAGTTACTACAACTAACAACATCAACCAGATGCAGCAACAGCAGCAACAGCAACAGCAGTGGGGTCAACTCTACAACCTACTCTGGGGCATTGCTCAAAATATTCAAAGCACTAATAGTGCAATTAATGTTGGCAGTGGTACACAAACTGCTAATCCAGCCAACACAAACACAAATATTAGATAACTTTTAATACTTGTTAGCCCCACAGTCAAAAGCTGTGGGGCGCTTTATTGGAGGTTATTATGTATCAGAATCAATATTTCTTTCCACCACCGCCTTGGTTTTTTACACCGCCACCAATACTACCACAAGTTAAAACAATTAGTGATAACGATACAATAATAAATCAAGGTGGAGTGCAGGGCACGCAAGGTATACAGGGCATAAGTGGTGAGGCTAGTGCACAGGGTTTTCAAGGTGTGCAAGGTATACAAGGATTGCTTGGCCTACAAGGTATTAGCGGTCAAGATGGTAGTAGCATACAAGGCATACAAGGCATACAGGGACCTAACGGTGGTAGCGAGCCTGTAACTAATACTTGTATACTGCCTGCTAAAGTTATTACAGAAAGTTATTATATTCAACCAGAAGATTGTTACATAGGAGTCATCAACACAAAAAGTATAGAAATATATCTACCACAAAATCCGCCTAAGGGCAAAATGCTTATAATCAAAGCACAGCAAAAACAGATTGGAAACAAGAAGATCTATATTGTAACACAAAATGGAGATAAAATTGACGACGGTGACGAAATCGTATTACAATCTCCCTATGAATCGATAACACTAATTTTTAACGACAGTTGGCATATAACAGGGCAGGCACAGGTATAACATGAGTAGTATAAAAGTATATCCGCAAAATTGTAAACAACATACGCAAGATTTTGATATTATAATGAGTAGAGTTGATGACGTAGGAGCAGCAGCATTGGCATTAGCAACTAATGGTGCTCAGGGATATACACAATTTATAGAGTCTAGAGAGAACTTTAAACTAATGGTTAAAGAAATAGCTAGAAACTATAGATATGTAAAAGTTGAAGGCGACGATTAGAGTTTTATTATAGCCAAGCATTAAATTACTTGGCTATACTAAAAAGCTATGAGAATAAAAATGAAACCCTTTGATATTGATATAGTAAAACAATATATTCAGCAGAGTAGCCAAGAGAGTAAAATCTACTTGGGTGCAGACAGTGAGCGTACTAGACTAGATAAGGTTTGGTGGGCTGACTATACTGTAGCTATTGTGGTACATATAGACGGCAAACACGGCTGTAAAATATTTGGCTATCATGTTCGTGAACGTGACTATGATCAAAAGCGTAATAGACCTAGTATTAGATTGATGACTGAAGTTTATAAGGTCAGTGAAATCTTCCTAGAGCTTAAGGATGTAATTGAAGACAGGCACGTTGAAATACACCTAGACCTTAATCCACAGGAGTGCTATGCTAGTAATCAAGTTGTACAACAAGCTATAGGGTATATTCGTGGTACTTGTGATGTAGAAGCCTTAATCAAACCAGATGCTTTTGCTGCAAGCTATGCAGCTGACAGACTAAAATTTATATTAAACCGATGAAATATAACAGATTTGACTTAGAGCAACTAATCTTAAAAAACTGGGAAATTACTACCGAGATTAAACATCTACAAGAATTAGTCTTGGAGGGCGACCCAACCAAAGATCAGATTGCAAATTATTTACTTGGCTTAGAAACTATTTATGAAGTAAAATTTAATAAATTGTGGGATTGCTTTGAAGAACTCTGCCAACATCAAAAGATCAGTAGTTAATTTTTATAACAGCCAACCATTTACCGTATTAGAAGCCGTTAGCCTAATATTCGTACTAGGCTATACAGGTTATTACATTTTAGCTGAATTAGCTCAGTGGTAGAGCAACCGCCTTGTAAGCGGTAGGTCATCAGTTCGAATCCGATATTCAGCACCAAGTTATAGTTGTATGAAGCTAATAGAAACGTACTGCGGACAGGGGTTCGACTCCCCTCTGGTCCACCAAAAGGTAACTTATGAAATCAGTAGAAGAATTCATACAAGATCAGTTAAAAAGGATTGATATTGATAGCCAAAGACAGGCTATAATAGATCAAGCTTTTGAAATTAAGGAGCAAACTCAAAAAATAGCTAAGTTATTTTTTGATGGGCCAGTCACGGTTTCGACGGGGTAAAGAGTATTGTGGCAGACAACTCGGCAATGCAGAAGCCGTAGGGTTAGCACTAGCTGGCCATAGAAGCAAATAAGATAAATGCCAACGATGAGGTATTTGCCTTAGCTGCATAAGCTAGGCTGGGGTTTAGGCGGTTGACCTTATTAGCCAACAACCGCCACCAACAACACAAACAGAGGATAAAAATGGAACTAGAGTTTAAACATGCGGGTATGAGTGTTAGTTTTGAGTGTGATGGGGACGATCACTATGATCACGTTGATCTCCTACATAAAATTGCGGCTCTAGTTGAAGAGCTAGCTAGCCATACTGGCGTTAGTCTTATTGTAATGAGCGATTATGCAGACACTGAAACCAACACAGACGAAGACGAAGACGAAGACGAAGACAAGTGGGCAGACTAGTAGTTTAGAGTACATTAAACTAACAGACCCTAAACTGTTGCTACGTTGGTCGATAGATAAATATAAGTTTATTCAGGTAGAATTAGTAAAAGTGCGGGCGTAACTCAGCTGGTAGAGTGCAACCTTGCCAAGGTTGATGTCGTGGGTTCGAATCCCATCACCCGCTCCACGCGGCAATAGCTCAATTGGTAGAGCACCTGCCTTCCAAGCAGGATGTTGTCGGTTCGAGACCGATTTGCCGCTCCACGCAACATAAGGATAGACGAATGAGTACATCTACTTTAAGTTTTGGGTATAAAACTGCCGATGAAATTAATAATACTATGGCAGGTGTCTATAAGCACATGGCATTGGCAGTAATAGTAAGTATGTTAGTATCATTTAGCGTTAGTACAGTGCCCGCATTAATGACTTTTCTTTTTACTGGTTGGATTAAATGGGTAGTAATGTTTTTGCCTTTAGTTGCAGTATTAGGATTATCAATAGCACTAAATTCAAATCCACCTAAAGAATTAGCACAGCTTATGTTATTAGGTTTTGCTGCTATCATGGGACTTAGTTTTGCAGTAATATTTGCCATATATAAATTTAGTAGCATCTTTATTGCCTTTATGAGTGCAGGTGTACTATTTGGAACAATGAGTTTTTATGGTTACTTTACTAAAAGAAGTCTTGATAGCCTTGGTAAATTTATGTTTGTGGGGCTTATTGCTATTATTATTGCTTCCATTGCTAATATATTCATTGGCAGTGGGCCTCTTGGTATGGTTGTTAGCACTTTTGCTATTATCATTTTTACGGCTCTAACTGCCTACGATACTCAAAAAATTAGAGAAATGATTATGGATGGGCAAGACAATGTTGAGGTAATTGGTGCCTTAACTCTTTATATGGATTTCATAAATATATTTCTAAGTATGTTGCAATTATTCGGAGATAAAAAGGAGTAATATGTTAAACATAACAGACAAAGCATACAAACAAATAGAATCAGTCATGGTAGAAGAAAATACTACAGATGCCCTAAGAGTATTTGTACAAGGAGGCGGCTGTTCGGGGTTTAATTATGGCTTTACATTTGATGAGAATCAAGCTGAAGATGACTTTGTTATGGAAAAGAATGGAGTAAAAGTGCTAGTAGATGCTATGAGTATGACTTATTTGGAAGGCGCTGAAATAGATTATAAAAAAGATCTTACTGCCGCTCAATTTGTAATTAAAAATCCTAACGCTACCACTACTTGTGGTTGTGGTTCTTCTTTTGCAGTATAATGGCCTACTCGGCGCAAGTATTAGATCACTACGAAAATCCGCGTAACGTAGGATCTTTTGCAAAAGAACTTAAAAGAGTAGGAACTGGTATGGTTGGAGCACCTGCATGCGGTGACGTGATGAAGCTACAAATACAAGTGGATGAAAAGGGAATAATTACAGATGCTAAATTTAAAACATATGGATGTGGTTCAGCGATTGCAAGTAGTTCGCTTGTTACGGAATGGGTCAAGGGTAAATCTCTTGAAGAAGCCGGTACGATTAAAAATACACAGATCGCTCAAGAGTTGGCACTTCCTCCTGTGAAGATCCATTGTTCAATTCTGGCGGAAGATGCTATAAAAGCAGCCATAGCAGATTATAAACAAAAACATGGTCTTGTTAACTAAACAGGCCGCTCCACACTACGATACCCTTCGCAAGGCAGGTTATACTGTAGAACAATTGCGAGATATTGGCCGTATTAGTAGTGTGATAACAGCAGTAAGCAAAATAATGGTTTAAATAAATACTCAATTAGCTCAGTGGTAGAGCGTGGCCTTTACACGGCCAGGGTCAGCAGTTCGAATCTGTTATTGAGTACCATGCCCCTTTAGCTCATGCTTGGTTAGAGCAGCGGACTCATAATCCGTTGGTGGTGTGTTCGACTCACACAGGGGGCACCAAATAATATAATACATTATGTATCCACTAATTGTAAATAACTTTCTTAGTAAAGAAACTATAAACAAAGTATACAGCTGGACGGTTAGTAACATACACTTATTTGATACTCTAAGCAATACTGACTACTGGAAAGGTAGAAGCTTATTGTATAATTCAATGTCTAGGGAAATACAAGCAATTATTAAAGATGCTTTTACTAAAGCACTAAAATTATTGCCTGAAGGTGAAATATTAATCACAGAATTTTTACATATTACACGATGGCCACAAGGATATGAACTAGATCCACATGCTGATGCTGAAGAGCCTAGTGGTAAATTACATCAATATTGGTGGAGGAAATTTGGTGCTATTATATATTTAAATAATAATTTTATTGGCGGCGAACTATATTATCCAAAATTAAATATTATTATAAAACCAGAACCAGGTATGCTAGTAATACACCCAGGAACTTTATTATTTTTACACGGTGTAAAACCAGTTATTGGAAACACTAGGTTTACATTAACTAGTTTTTTTAAGAATCCATGATTACTATACCAGATAATACTATAGCACTTATACCAACTCATGATTATTTTAAGGATGCGTATCCTGATGTTATATGTCCGTTAATAGGTAAGATAAAACGAGATTGGTTTATTAAACATGCATATTTTTGCTTACCACTAACTATAGCAAATCAATATGGATTTATAATTACTAGTTTATTTGATTTTACTGTTATTTGGGACGGAGGTAACAGCTCTAGTTCTACTAAAATAGAATTTGTACAAGATAAGCAAGAAGTAGATCATCTACTTGGTTTGCAACGAATTAGTAGTCATTTTGGTATGGGTACAATAACAGTGCAAATAGGATTTTCAATTAGAACTCCTCCTGGTATTAATACACTAATATCTAATCCACCAAATATATTTATAGACGGTATTGGACATATGACAGCCGTGGTAGAAACAGATAATTTACGTAGAGATTTTACTTTTAATCTAAAAATAACTAGACCAAATTTTGAAATAAAAATTTCTAAAGGCGATTGTATAGGCTATTTTATGCCATATCCTAGACATTTTATTGATCAGTATAAATTAGTCAATGGTTATGATATTTTTACTGGTGATTTAGTTAAGCAAGAGCAGCAGTGTGCTAGAGATTTTGGTGTAGAAAGAAGCGCTAAAGACATTAAAAAACCACATAAAAATGGTAGACGTTATTTTAATGGTGAAGATGTTTATGGAAATAAGTTTTCAGACCATCAAAAAAAGTTAAACCCAGCCTAAGCTGGGTTTTTTGTTGTAAAAAAATTATATTGACTTGTGTATTGTATTTTGCTATAATAATTATTCGATATTCAAGGAAAGGACTATGGAACAAGATAAAAAATATGTGGTAGCTTTTCAACATCCTCAAGATGCTGGTATTGACTTAGAAGTAATTTGGGCTAGTAGTCCACTCGATGCAATGTTGCATTTCTTAGACTATGACCATGTACCAGAAGGCATTGACAGCGCTCTTGAATTGCAAGACTGGTTGTGGGATACCGAAGAATCATTGATTAATTATATTGAGGTATAAATGGCCAAAGGCAAAACTAGCGGTAAAAGTGATCAAAACTACTGGTCACGGTATAAGTCGAATAAAGTGTGGGAAACAAATCGCAAACGTAAATTGGCTAAACATATTAAAAATCATGTTAATGATCTAGTAGCACAACGTGCTCTAGGTAATATTAAATATCGCCGTGCTACTCCCAAAGACCCACAGTGGACTCCTGGTACTATTAAGATTGCTAAACTATTCAAAGACTTTGCAGGATTTGTTAATAAAGATATGTTTAACAGCAATCATAAGATTCAGCTAGAAGCACTAGCTACTTATAATAAGCCAAAAGCAGGCGTTCGTGTTAATCAAACTAGTCGTGTAGACTTTACACTTGGTGCCCGCGCGCACGATGGGACTGGTCGACAAGCATGGATTGGCTAACAATATACCTAGTATTTGCAGTAACTACAGGTATATGTTGTTGGTTATTCTTTTATGTACCCATAGTCCACGAAGCTAGGCGATTAGGTATTGAAAATACATTTACCCGCAGCCCTACCATTAGTAGTATTACATACATATGTATTAGTATACTAATAGCTCCTAGCATATTTATACCATTATTTAGTGAGGAAAAAGGCAAGCTTTTCAAGCAAGCACTAAAGTCAGAAATCTTAAAACAAGACTAAAAATTTACATTTGACTTTTAATGCCTAACCCTGTATAATATTATTTCTGTTGACGATAAAGGGCTAAACATGAAACTACTTGAATTTACTTATACTAAACAAGCTGGTGAGGTTAGTAAACGAGCAATTATTGAGTTGGTTACTCCTACAACCTTTGTAGAAGGCTGGGACGTTACTAATTTAGATGAAAACGAATTTGCTAAATTTGCTGAATCTATGGGTGCACTTCGTCGCAGACAGCATGAAGAAACTATGCAACTACTAAAAGACTTTGATCTTAAACATAACTACAGACGATTTAAGCCTGAAGGTATGACTGATATTCAAGTAGAATATGTCTAAGTTTAGAATATGGGACAGTATTCAAATACATGAAACAGTAAAGTATGGAGTAGAACTAAGAACTAAACTAGAGCAATTGTGTTATGAAAACAGTAAATCACTTGATGAGTTGCCAGAGAGTTTAGTCCCTAGTGGATTGCTTTATATGTTAGTTGCTAGTAATGAAGCAATGTATAATAAGCTACTAGAACGCGATTTAATAGAAACACTTAATCCTAAACAAAATCCAAATATACACTAAGGAAACAAAAATGGCAACACAAAGCGCATGGACAGATGAACTCAAAGCTAAAGTTATTGAAATGTATGAACAGGCAGGCCCAACTCCTGAAAGTTCAACTGAAATCATCAAGGATATCGCCGAGGAAATTGAAATGTCACCTAACGGCGTACGCATGGTGCTCGTTCAAGCTGGCGTATATGTTAAGAAAGACCCCAGTGCCGGTTCAACTAAGACAACTAAAACTGCGTCAGGCGAAGGTACTAAACGCGTCTCAAAAGAAGATTCAATTGCGTCCTTACGTCAAGCGATTGAAGCTAAGGGAGGCCCTATTGACGACGACATCCTTGGCAAACTTACCGGCAAAGCCGCAGTTTACTTTGCTAGTGTCTTAAAAGCAGCTTAATAGTGGCGGCCTAGTGCCGCCTTTTACTTCTGGAGAATCTAGTGGCTAGAGTACGAAAAAGAACTGAGCTTGAAGAAGAACGTATGACTGATAGCAATCTTAGTCGTGTAATTAGATTGCTAGAACCGGAGGAAGGTAAGAAACCAATTACAAAAAAAGAAGCATGCCAAATGCTTGGCATGGCTTATAATACTACTAGGCTTGCTACTATTATTGAGCAGTTTAAGGAACGTCAGCGTAGAACCGCCGAACAACGAGCTAAGTTACGTGGTAAACCAGTTACTAAAGACGAAAAGATATTTATTATACAAGAGTATCTTAGTGGTAGTACAATTGATAGTATTACTAAAAGCACATACCGTGGTGTAACTATTGTTAAACAGGTATTAGACGAATATAATGTACCACTAAGAATACCTGGTCAAACTTACTTTAATCCACAGCTTATACCAGATGGCGCGGTTCGTGATAAGTTTGAAATAGGCGAAGTAGTGTGGAGTACAAGATATGTATCATTGGCTAAAGTATACAGTGAAAAATTCGACTCTAAACATGGGCATATTTATCACCTATGGCTAATGGATGAGAAACAAAAACAGTATTGCTGGCAGCCCAACTATGAGCTAGCCAGCTTGCAGCATTTAAGAGAACTAGGAGTTCAGGTGTGAGTGAAGAGTTAAAAGAAGCAATGGTTTATGTTACATTAGGATTTGTATTTATACTATTTGTATTTGTAATGCCACTAACTGTGGCCGCAAATCATAAGCGTGATTGTATTAACACTGGTATGCAAAAAAATTATACAGCTAGTGATATTGTTAGTATTTGCGGCAGGCACTAATGGCTGACTTTGTTAAACAAGTATTAGACGCAGGTGGATCAATATATCCCCTAACAATAGAATTTGAAAAAACTAATGGCACAGGCATTTTTAATCCTAGTGTATACTACGATGAAAACAAAGATACCATTTATCTAAATATTAGACACTGCCAGGTAATATTGTATCATGCAGAGGACGGCATTTTTGAAAGTTTTTGGGGACCACTCCACTATGGACATCCTGAAAATGATATGAGCCTAACAACAACCAACTACTTTGGTGAACTAGACCCTAAATCGTTAGAATATAAGTATATAAATAAAGTTGATACAACAAAACTAGATACTAAACCAATTTGGAATTTTGTTGGACTAGAAGATTGTAGAATAGTAAACTGGAATGATAAAATTTACTTGTCAGGTGTACGTAGAGATACTACTCCTAATGGACAGGGTAGAATAGAATTATCTGAAGTAGTAGTAGAAAATAAAATTGCTAAAGAAATAGCACGAAATAGATTGCTGCCTCCAGGAGATAATAGTTATTGTGAAAAAAATTGGATGCCTATTAATGATATGCCATATCATTATGTAAAGTGGTGTAATCCAACAGAAATTGTTTGTGCAGACATGAGCACAAATCAAACTCATCAAACCCATTTAGGAAATGCCTTTTGGTATCCTAGGGATTTTCGTGGCGGTTCACAGGTAATAAATCTGGGCAACAATCACAGATTTGCTTGTTTGCATACAGTTAATTTATATAAAAGTGAATTAGGTAGAAAAAACGCACAATATAGACACTGTTTTTTAGTTTGGGATAAGAACTGGAACTTAATTAAGCATACACCAGAATTTAGCTTTTTAGGTGGCGAAATCGAATTTTGTGCTGGTATGACTAAATACAAAGACTATTACTTGCTTAGCTTTGGCTATCAAGATAATAGTTCATATATATTAAAAATACCTGAAAAATTTATGGAAAACCTATGTCTAAACTAAGAGACTTACTATCCGCATATGTACATTATCCTAGCTCAGAAAATATGTTTGCTTTAGCTGAGGAATACTATGCACTAGGACAATATGCTGGTGCACACTCATTTTATCTGCGAACTGCTGAGCACACAGAAGACAAGAATATAATGTACTATTCATTGATTCGCTGTGGTCAATGTTTTAATGTTGCAGGCAACAGAAAACACAGTGTAATGACACTGTATAAGCATGCTATAAACTTATTACCAGATAGGCCAGAAGCATACTACTTCCTATCTAAAGTCTATCATGATTATGGCGACTGGTTTGATAGCTATACTTTTGCGTGTTTAGGTTTAGAAAAGCCAATTATTGACGATACTTTCTCTCGTAAACTATCCTGCAATAATAAATATTATTTATTATATCACAAAGGAGTAGCTGCTTGGCATATTGGTAGAAGCTTTGAAGCTAGAGAAATTATACATGGTATAACAAAAAATTATTATCAGGTACTAAACCCAGAATATAGTTATCTTGTAGCTAAATACGGCCTGCACATAGGTAGTGGACCATTAGGTGTTTGTAATATACCTTATTGGCGCGGTATGAAACTTCGCTATGAGTTTAAAGACTGGCTTAGACCGGATAGAAACTATTCACAGGTATGTCAGGATTTATTTGTATTAAGTATGCTAGATGGTAAGAAAAAAGGAACTTATTTAGAAATTGGTAGTGGTGATCCATTTAAATTAAATAATACGGTTCTTCTTGAACGTGACTTTGAGTGGACTGGCAAAGGTGTAGACTGGAATGAGATGTTTCGCGAGGGACACAAACAAAACCGATCAAATGAACTTCTTTGTGAAGATGCACTAAAAATAGACTATGTTAAACTACTTAATAGTATTACTACTACAGGAATCGTAGATTACTTACAGCTTGATGCAGAACCATCACATGTAACCTATGAAATAATGACTAAAATACCTTTTGATCAATTTAAGTTTAGAGTAATTACTTATGAACATGATCATTACGTAGATATTACACAAAGTGTTAGAGATAAAGCTAGAGCTTTTTTACATAGCAAAGGATATAAATTAGTAGTCAATGATGTAGTTTCTGGAAAATATGATTTTTGTCCATTTGAAGACTGGTGGGTTCATCCAGATCTAGTAGATAAAAATATACTAGACATAATGTTAGACGACGATTTAACTAAACCTAAATTAATAGAAAAATATATGTTTAAGTAAGGATATATTATGTTTAATATAAATCCACAACCAACAGCCAATTCAACTGCTTGGATAGTTGATAATTTTTATGAAAATCCTACGCTTGTTAGAGATTTTGCCCTAGCGCAAGAATATAGTGAAGGCGGCTTTGGTCGTGGATTTATAGGCAGAAGAACTGTACATCAATATTTATTTACTGGACTAAAAGAGCGTTTTGAAGAAATTATGTCTAGAAAGATTACTAGGTGGCACGAACATGGTCAAAACGGCAGATTTCAAATTGCTTGGTCTGGAGAACCACTAGTTTATCACTGTGATGAGCAACAGTGGGGAGCCTGCTTGTATTTAACACCAAATGCTCCCTACGAGTGCGGAACTACGCTTTTTGCACATAAAATAACTAAAGCTAGAACATATTATCAACATGGTTGGGATGCTTCTTGGACAAATATGAAAGGAGACTACCATCTCGATGGTACTCCTTTTGAACAAGTAGATGTTCTAGGAAATGTATTTAATAGATTAGTTATATTTGACGGCAGCGCAATACATAGCGCATCTAGATATTTTGGATCAGTTAGTGAAAATGCTAGACTGTGGCAAATGTTCTTTTTTGATTCGAAATAGTTATGGATAGCAACATATTATATGAACGTTTAATAGAAGAAAACATAGAAAAAGGTTTTCAGGTTCGGCTAGTAGTAAATGACTTTAAAGAAGTTACTTACATACAACTACGTAAGTATTTTCTTACCTATGAGGGTGACTGGCAGCCTTCTAGAGAAGGTATTAGTATTCCAGCTAGTATAGAAAATATACATAGCCTGTTATATGGACTCCTAGACATTTGCAGCAAAGCCGAAGGCGAACAAGTAATTAAGCACTTCTACGACGAGATAGTTAAAAAGTAACTTGACAAATACTCCTTAAACCGCTATAATATTATTATGAACAAATTACATAAATTATTAGACAAAGCTAGTGAAGCCTACTATTCAGGTAGTCCCACTATTTCAGACTATGTGTTTGATGAATTAGCAAGCGGTTGCGGATACAATAAAGTTGGTGCGACTGTACACGGTAAGAAAGCTAAGCATCTTTATCCTATGTACAGCCTACAAAAATTCTATGAAGATGAGGGTAAGGCTGATCCGCTAGCAGGCTTAGACGTTACTACCAGCATTAAACTAGATGGCGCAGCCATTAGCCTGCTATATGTAGACGGTATCTTAGTGCAAGCACTTACTCGTGGTGATGGGGTTGAGGGTCAGCTAATTACGGATAAGATGTATGAACATGGTAAATTAGTACCACTTAATATTGAACTAACAGGCACTATACAAATTACGGGTGAAATTGTGGCTCCTCTACATGTAGAGAACAGTCGTAACTATGCAGCAGGATCGCTGAATCTTAAAGACCTTGCAGAGTTCAAAACCCGCGCAATCGAGTTCTTTGCCTATCAAATAACACCAAACCTAGACCCAACTTGGAGTGGTGATATGCGTGTGTTAAAAGAATTTGGTTTTAACACTGTGCTAGAACCAGAACTTGCCAACATATATCCTAGTGATGGTATTGTTGTTAGATTGAATAATAACCATCAATTTGAACAATTAGGCTATACTAGTAAACATCCGCGCGGTGCATATGCTAGAAAGGAACGGGCACAGCATGTAGAAACCAAATTATTGGCTGTTGAATGGCAAGTAGGTAAAAGTGGCAAGGTAACACCAGTAGCACTTCTAGAGCCTGTTAAAATTGGTGATGCGCTGATCAGCAGAGCTACACTAAATAATCCAGGATTTATAGAAGCACTAGACCTACAACTTGGCGATACAGTGGCAGTTGCCAGGGCAGGTGAAATCATACCTTGCATACTACACAAGGTTGATGCCTAAATTTTCTCTGCCAAGGTAATAAAAATTTTAGCTTGTAACACACTGCTTAATACTGTATAATTATATCTTAGGTTGAAGAATACCCATGAAGATTGAAATACCCACACACTGTCCATGTTGCAGCTACAAATTAGAACTGGTTAACGATCAACTATTTTGTCGTAACCAGGCTTGTGATGCTCAGTTAAGCAAGCGTGTAGAACACTTTTGTAAAACAATGAACATCAAGGGTATGGGTGCAAAAACTATTGAAAAACTGGACCTAGCTGATATAACTGAACTCTACTATCTAGATTTAGATGAAGTTAGTAAACTACTAGGTAGTGTAAAAGTAGCCGAAAAACTATTAGCAGAAATTGACAAAAGTCGTAGTGCCAAACTCAATCAAATATTAGCAAGTTTTAGCATTCCACTAGTAGGTAACACAGCTAGCACTAAGATAGCTAATGTAGTTAATCATATAAGTGAAATCAACCTAGAAACATGCAAACAAGCAGGCTTAGGCGATAAAGTAACACAAAATCTCTTAAGTTGGCTTGAAGTAGATTTTCCTGAAGTTAGAGAGTTTTTACCGTTCTCATTTCGCAGTGAAATGCTTGCAGCACAAACCACTGGACCAGTGGTTTGTGTTACAGGCAAACTATCTTCTTATAAAACCAAAGCCGAAGCCTACAAGCAACTGCAAGAACATGGATTCCGTATAAGCGAATCTGTAACAAAAACTACGGATTATTTAGTTGACGAAGAAGATAAAAGTAGTACAAAACGTAAAAAAGCCGAAACACTCGGCATTAAAATTATCACAAACTTAAATACTTTTTTAAGAGAAAAAATCAATGACTGAAAAAGCCAAAAAATGGTCAGACGCTACAGTTGACCAACTTATGAAACTTGTTGGCAGCCAACGCCCAGTTAGTGCTGCAACCGTTGAAAGTACTGCTGAAGCACTTGGTGCAGAATTTACAGCACGTAGCGTAGCTAGTAAACTTCGTCAACTTGAAGTAGAAGTTGCTAGCATGGCCAAAGAAAAAACTAGTGCATTTACTGAAGATGAAGGTGCTGAACTTGCCGAGTTTGTAATTAGTAATGCTGGCGAGCTTACCTATAAACAAATCGCCGAAGAATTCATGGATGGCAAATTTACTGCTAAACAAATTCAAGGCAAATTACTAGCACTTGAACTCACTGCTAGTGTTAAACCAGCAGACAAAGTAGAAGTTGCCAGAACATACACTGATGCAGAAGAAGCGAAGTTTATTCAAATGGCAGAGCGCGGTGCATTTATTGAAGATATTGCCGCAGCACTTAATAAAACTGTTGCTAGTGTTCGAGGTAAAGCTCTTAGTCTTACGCGCAAGGGTCAGATTGCTAAGATTCCTGCACAGAAAAATAGCTATGCCAAAGAGAATGTTGATCCTGTAGTTCAATTAGGTAATAAAATTCATCAGATGACTGTTGCAGAGATTGCAGCGGCTGTTGACAAAACAGAGCGCGGTCTTAAGACACTTTTAACCCGTCGTGGTATTAAAGTTGCAGATTATGATGGAGCTGCAAAACGAGCTAAAGCAGAAGCCAAAGCTGCCTAAGTAGTAATAAAAACCCAGGCCGGGAGAGGTAAAATGCTCCCGGCCTTTTTCCTTTAGGCCAGTATGAAAGTTACAATTACCTATCATGATAATCAGAGTTTTACAGTAGAAGAAGTAGTAAAATTAGCTACTGACAACTATGGCCGCACTGCACAAGTTGAGGTAATGCCAGAATCTACAATGGCTTACGATCATATATACTTCGGCCTACAACAGTTAGTAACGCATGAGCAGCTTAGCTTATTGTTCGAACGAGATGCAAGCTATCAACAAGATATTAAACGATTACGACAAGAAGTACTATACAAAGTAACGGAAATTATAGATCAAGTTATCATAGACAATGAATCGAAAGTAGGTTAATTTGGATACAAGTGCAGTAGTCTTAAATAAACTACTAGCAGAGCAAAACCTAGAATTATGGGCACGACTCAAGCTAGTATTTTTAGACCCTGCGTACAGCTCTCTTTACAGTGCAATCAATAAACATTATGAAAAGTACCATCAGGTACCTAGTTTTGATGATTTAGCATTAACCATAAGGGAGGGACCAGCGTCTAAGACGTTAGCTACTCTCCGCTTAACGGAAGTGCCTGACGTTAGTGCAGAAATTGCACTAGATGCATTAATAGATCAATATACACAAAACGAAACTGTAAAATTATTAGACAAATTCGTAGATAAACTGCCACTTTACGATACTAATGAAATAAAAGAAAACTTATCTACTATAGCTATGACTATAGAGGAAAAGACCCATACCAGTGAAAAAGTATTTACTATGGCTGATATGATGTTATTTCGTCACCCAGACGATTTGGAGAAAGAACGTGTTTATTTGGGACTTAATAATACTTTTGATGCTGTTCTTGGTGGTGTGGCTAGACAAGAACTCATACTCATCGGCGGAAAGCGAGGCAGCGGTAAAAGTATTACTAGCAGTAATATTTTTATTAATCAGTATGAGAATGGGAATAGCTCAATATATTTCTCTATAGAAATGACAGCATACGAGGTTATGGAACGTAATCTTAGTATACTAGCTGGTGTAGACCTACAAAGATTAAAGCAAAATAAACTAACTGATGACGAAGTACTAAAGGTAGTAAAAGCTAGAGCAGGCATGTTTCAAGAATCAGATCAAACTGTACTAGACTTCTTACGTCATCGTGATAGATTTAAATTTGAAGAAACTCTAGTGCGAAATCATCAACTAAAGCCAGATAATCAAATGATTATTGTTGATGACAGAGACCTTACCATTAGCAGTATTGATCTACATATTGGCAAAGCCAAAGCTAAATTTGGTGATCGGCTGCAGGTTGTAGTAGTTGACTACTTAAATCAAATTGTAATTGAAGGTGCTGATATGTACGACTGGAAGCCTCAAATTGAGGTATCAAAGAAACTAAAGAATTTAGCTAGAAAGTACGAAGTTGTCTTAGTAAGTCCCTATCAAATTGATGCAACTGGTGAGGCAAGATTTGCTAAAGGTATATTAGACGCTGCCGACATTGCACTGGTTATGGAGGCACACGATAAAAGTAGTAATGCTATTAGTTTTGAAACTACTAAAATTCGTGGCGGAAAAGAGATGAAATTTACCAGTCCAATTGATTGGGAAACATTAAAAATTAGTCCGCAGAGTATAGAAAAACCACAAGAAAAAGAAACAATTAAAAAAGCCGGAAAGAAAAACTTAAAACAAGATGATGCTAGTGCTGATTTACCTTGGGACGCATAATGACAGATCCAATCCTAGAACTACTACAAAAGAACAGCTTAGCTTATACAGTAAGTGGCAGAGACTACTTAGTCAAATGCCTAAACCCAGAACATGAAGATAATAACCCTAGTTTTCGAATTGATAGAATGAGTGGTGCCGCCCATTGTTTTAGTTGTGGGTTTAAAACTAACATCTTTAAATATTTTGGTGTATTTACTAATCCTGTGCCACTTAGGATTGCTAATCTTAAAAAGAAACTACAAGAACTTAATACAAAACGAGAAGTAGATATACCACTAGGGCATACGCCCTGGACTAAACCTTTTCGTGGTATTAGTAGCCAAACACTAAAACATTTTGATGCATTTTATACCAATCAAGTAGAAAAATTACAAGATCGTATAGTATTTCCTATACGAGATGTAACTAATGAAATCAAGGTATTTGTAGGTCGCCATACACTAAGTAATGTAAATCCTAGATATATTAACTATCCTAGCGGCGTGCAACTACCATTATTTCCTAGTTACCTAGAGCAACCTAGTCGTAGTATCGTTCTAGTAGAGGGCGTATTTGATATGCTTAATCTTTATGATAAAGGAGTTAAAAATGCAGTCTGCTGTTTTGGCACAAATACACTACAAAATACTACAAAGCAAAAACTCTTACCATTTAAAGCACAAGGTGTTACGAACATATACATCTTATTTGACGGCGATGAAGCAGGCGAAAAAGCAGCACGTCAGCTTAAGCCAACGCTAGAAGATGACTTTATAGTGGAAATAATTAAACTGCCAGATGGTGTTGATCCTGGCGAATTAGATCAGTTTGATGTAATGAGCATAAAAGAGTATATTCAATGAAAATTGCCGTAATTGACAAAGCACCTAACCGTACAAGATATAGTGATTATTTTAACTTTGATTTTGAACACTTTCACATGAGTTCAAAACCTATTACAAAATTACTAAAAAAAGATGTCGACTTAGATATTGATACCGATCTCTACGATTTAGTGATCTTGGTAGGCGCTGAGGCGGCTAAAGAGTATGCTAAAATTACTAGTGTAACTAACTATGCCGGTCAACTAGTAAATGAAAAGTTTATACCTATCAGTAACCCTGCAATGTTGGCATTTAAGCCAGAAGGCAAGCCTGATTTTGAGCGTGCACTAGACAAAATACATAAGCATATAAATGGCGAAACTCGTGGTGTTAAAACTGGTGATTTTAAGGGTATTGATAATGAAGCAGAAGCACTAGCTTTCTTCCAAGAAGTACTAGACAACGCACAAGGTATTGTTGCTGTAGACACAGAAACAACTGGTCTTTATCCGCGCGATGGGTATGTACTCGGCATTAGCATTAGTTATAAACCAAATCACGGTAGATATATTAGCTGTGATTGTATTGGTGAAAGTACGTTTAAGCTATTGCAGGAAATTTGTACACGTTTTACCGTAGTGTTTCATAATATGAAATTTGACTATAAAATGCTTAAATATCATCTTGACCTAGAATTTGATCGCACTAAAGTACACGATACTATGGTTATGCACTATGTACTAGACGAAACAGATGGTCACGGCCTAAAAGACTTAGCACTAAAGTACACAGACTATGGCGACTATGATGCTAAACTGGATGAATTTAAGAAGGAATATTGCCGTCAACACGGTATACTCAACGAGAACTTTACCTACGACTTAATACCATTTGACATTATCAGCGAATATGCTAGTATAGATACAGCAGTTACACTAGAACTATTTAACAAGTTTTGGCCTATTGTACAAAAGAATGACAATTTGCGTAAAGTATACACAGAAATATTAATTCCAGGTACACTATTCCTAATGGACATGGAAGAAGTAGGTATTCCTATTAGCCGTGAACGTATGCAACTAGCAGACGCCTATCTCTCAACTAAGATTGAAGAAGCTAAACAGCATATTTATACTTTTGACGAAGTAAAACAATTTGAGATACATAACTGCAAGCAGTTTAACCCTAATAGTGTTATACAGTTGCGTAGTATCCTATTTGATTATCTAGGATTAACACCCACTGGCAAAAAGACTGGCACAGGTGCGATTAGTACTGATGCAGAAGTCCTAGAACAATTAAGTGAAGAACATGAACTTCCTAAAGCGATATTACAAGTACGTAAACTATCCAAAATCCAGAATACATATATACACAAGATACTTCCTGAGCTTGATAAAGATGATAGGATTCGTACTAATTTTAATCTTATCTTTACCACTAGTGGTCGTCTTTCTAGTAGTGGGAAGTTTAATGCACAACAAATCCCCAGAGATGACCCGATCATCAAAGGCTGCATCAAAGCTCCACAAGGATACAAAATAGTTAGTCAAGACTTAAGAACTGCTGAGATGTATTATGCTGCTGTGCTGTCAGGTGATAAAAATCTACAAAAAGTATTTACAGATGGTGGAGACTTTCACAGTAGTATTGCTAAAATGGTGTTTGACTTACCCTGTGATGTAGAGCAGGTAAAGAAAATTTATCCAGATATGCGTCAAAGTGCTAAAGCTATTAGTTTTGGTATTTTATATGGCAGTGGAGCTGATAAAGTCAGTGTTACAGTTACTAAAGCAACAGGCCAGCATTATCCAGTAGATCGTGCCCGTGATGATATTAAACAGTATTTTACAACTTTTAAGAAATTAAAGCAGTGGTTAGACACTCGCAAGGACTTTATTCAACAGAATGGATATACTTACTCGTTTTTTGGCCGAAAAAGACGGCTTCCTAACGTATTCAGCAGTGACAAAGGAATCGCAGCCCACGAAGTACGAAGTGGTATTAATTCAGAAATCCAATCGCTGGCAAGTGACGTTAACTTACTCGGAGCTATTGGAACTGCTAGAGAAATTGTCGAGCGCGGACTTGACGCAAGAATCTTCATGCTTGTCCATGACTCAATCGTGGCACTTGTTAAGACCGAGCACGTAGAACAATATTGTAGTATACTACAAAAGAATACACAGTATGATTGGGGCTGTAATATTGCGGGCTACCCAATTGGTGTAGACCAAGACATTGGAGATGACTATAGCTTTGGACATTTTGAGGAAACCTACAACATTACAGAATATAGTTTGGCCCGTATTTAGACTAGGCGAACGTGAGCCGCAACAACTAGGCGGCTTAGTGTTTTATACTAAACAATACTTAGACTTAGAGCAGGTAAAATTTACTGATACGTATAGAATAGTAGACGATAAAAATATCGATAAACCAACACTAGGCCTACGCAGACTACAAATTGGTGAAAAATTATTTTATATAGGTACAGCAATATATTTTTTACAGGATGTAATAAAGTTATCAAAATCAACTACTTGGTTTATTGACACAGAGGGTAAAGTTTTTCAACATAAAAAATCTACGCGCGCCAAGCTAGAAACATACAGGATCAAACAAATATTTCCTGCGCAGGGCATAGGGTGTGTACTAGAAGTATATGGTCTAGCTGAGCGATTTAAAAGCCTACAAGTACCAAAAGAAACAGAACCTTATTGTGGAATATTAACTTATTATGGCAGCAATTTATTATATGGATATTATAGTGAACCAATTAAACCTACTTGGAGGCTAGTGTGAAAGCTATTATTAGTAATAGAATTTACATGGACAATCCAGGCAGTGCTGCTAGTAAATTTATTATGAATACACTTACCTACAAAATACAGAAGAATACTGGTAGCAAAAAGTTTGTTAGTGTAGAAACTATTAAAAACTATAAAAGTTTTAGTGGTGGTATATTAAGTGTACCACAAGGTCGCACAGATCTAATACCAGACGGCTATAGCCTAGTTGATAAGCGAGTTACTGTGCCAGTGCCTTTTCCTACACCTAAATATCAACTTAGATCGGATCAGCAAGAAGTCTATGATCAAGTTACGGATACTTGCTTTATTAATGCGCTACCAGGCTGGGGAAAAACATTCACTGCCTTACATATCGCACATAAATGGGCACAAAAAACACTAATAGTAACTCATACTACTGCACTGCGTGATCAATGGCGTGAGGAGATTGAAGCATTATTTGGCATAGCACCTGGTATAATAGGCAGTGGTAATTTTGACATAGAAGATCACTTTATTGTAGTTGGTAATGTGCAGAGTATAGTAAAAAATCTAAGTAAACTTGGCAAAGAATTTGGTACGATAATCTTAGACGAAGCACATCACTGCCCTGCTACAACCTTTAGTCAAACTATAGATAGCTTTCACAGCAGATATAGGCTAGCACTTAGTGGCACTATGCAACGCAAAGATGGTAAACACGTAATATTTCAAGACTATTTTGGCACTACAGTATTTAAACCTGAACAAGCCAATACTATTAATCCAGTAGTACACTTAGTAAAAAGTAATATTACACTAAAGCCCAATGTGCCCTGGGTAGAGAAAATTAATGAATTAACGCAAAATGACTATTATAGAAAGTTTATTGCTGGTATTGCTAGTTATCATATTATGGCAGGCCATTCCGTACTGGTAGTTGCAGATCGTGTCGAATTTTTAGAAAAGGTAAAAGAATATGTTGGAGAAACGTGTTTGTTGGTTACTGGCAACACCAGCTTTGAAGAACGGCAATATGCAAAAGAGCAAATCCTTAACAAACAAAAAATGTGCATTGCTGGTAGCAGACAAATCTTTAGTGAAGGAATCTCAATCAACATACTCAGCTGCGTTATCCTAGCAGTACCAATGAGTAATGATAGTTTACTAGAACAAATTGTAGGCAGAATAATGCGCGAACATCCAGGCAAACTGAATCCTATAGTAGTAGACGTTCAATTTAGCGGCTGGGCTGATAAAAAGCAAAATAATGATAGGCTTGGCCTGTATATGAAAAAAGGCTGGGAAATAGTATCGGTATAGAAATTTTAACTTGCACTGGTATGTGTATTGTGGTATAATATATTATGAATCAAAAAAGTTCTCTAAAGTTTAACCTTGAAAAGCTAGAAAAACTAGCCAAAGGTGATCCAATTAAATTAGTTGAATTACTAGAAACATATTACAAAGGATTTAATAATAAATTATCAGGCACTAGTTATTTGCTAGCACCAGATAAATTATTTTTTGATCATACCACAGACGTACTATTTAAATCGCAGTATATACAGCTAGCGGCACGTAGAAGTTATCAGCAGTATAAAGATTTAGGTTACAAACATTTAGACTTAAGTTATTATCCAGACCTAAAAATTGACGCACTAAAATACAATCCGCTAATAACAATTAACAACAACAAATTATATTTCAAATACGAGGAATAAATGGCACTTAGCTTTAAACAAACTAAAGGTAAAGCAGCTACAAACAAAGTAGAAACTTACGAATACAAAGACGGCGAAAATACTGTTAGACTAGTTGGCGGAGTTTTGCCACGTTATATTTACTGGACTAAAGGCACTAATGATAAGGATATTCCTATTGAGTGCTTGGCCTTTAGCCGCGAAAAAGAAAAGTTTGACAATTTAGAAAAGGATCACGTACCTGACTACTATCCTGATCTAAAATGCAGCTGGAGCTACTCTATTAACTGTGTCGATCCTAAAGACGGTAAGGTTAAAGCACTAAATCTTAAAAAGAAATTGTTTGAACAGATTCTTACAGCAGCAGAAGATTTAGGTGATCCCACAGACTATGATACAGGCTGGGATGTAGTATTTAAGCGTCAAAAAACTGGCCCACTTGCATTTAATGTTGAATATACACTACAAGTATTACGTTGCAAGCCTCGCGCTCTTACACCGGCAGAAAGAGCTGCTGCAGATAGTGCACAAAGCATTGATGAAAAATTTCCAAGACCTACAGCAGATGAAGTTAAAGCTCTCTTAGAAAAGATTACCACAGCTAACTCTGAAGGCGATGATCTAGACGAAAGTCAAGCCGAAGCTATCAAAGAACTAGGTTAATAACAAGGCCCGGTAATTTAGGTTACTGGGCCATTATTTTTGAGAAATCAATGAAAGTACTATTTTGTGCAGATATACATATAAAATTAGGTCAAAAGAATGTACCACAAGATTGGGCCAGAAATAGATACAATTTATTGTGGCAGCAATTAGCTGAGCAACAAACCAATGCCGACTTATTTGTTATCGGCGGTGACGTATTTGATAAATTGCCTAGCATGGAAGAGCTGGAAATATACTTTGACATGATCGGTCACTGTAATATCAACACTATTATATACAGCGGCAATCATGAAGCAGTTAAAAAATCTACAACATTTTTAACTAATCTAGCTAAGGCCACTAATCGAATGAATCGAAAGGTTATTATAGTAGATGACTACTACAGTGACTATGGTATTGAGTTTGTTCCCTATAATAAACTAAAAGATTTTGAGCAAAGTAATCCTTGGCCTGAAGGCGGCGAAATATTATGTACGCATGTTCGTGGTAGTATACCTCCACATGTAACGCCAGAAGTAAATCTAGATATTTTTAGTGGTTGGGATGTAGTCTTAGCCGGAGATCTACACAGTTACGAAAACTGTCAACAAAATATCTTATACCCAGGCAGTCCAATAACTACTAGTTTTCATCGTCAACCTGTTGATACAGGTGTAATATTATTAGATACAGAAACACTAAAACATAACTGGATCAGACTAGAACTGCCACAATTAATACGTAAAACTGTTGGTGTAGGAGACCCTAAACCGCCAACACCTTATCATCATACAATTTATCAAGTTGAGGGTGACCTGCAGGAGTTGGGCGAATTAGAAGATAACGAATTAATAGATCGTAAGGTGATCAAGCGCACAAGTGATGTGCAATTAATGTTAGATAGCGAAATGCCACTACTAGAAGAAGTGCGTGAGTATTTACGCTATATACTTAATCTACCTGAAACAACTATTGAGCGTGCTGCGGTTGAGGTTCAAAATTACCTAGATAGGATAGAAAGTGAATGAATATCACCCAGAATTTTTTAGATATTGAAGTTTTTAACAGAATTAAGAATACATTTTTTGACTGCAATTTTCCATGGTATTATCATTCGTCTGTAGATTACGATCCAAAAAGTGTAGATTGGTTAGATTCGCCTTGGAATTTTCAATTTGTTCATAGTTTCTATGCTAACTATGTTCCAAATAGTTCGTACTTAGAATTACTGTACCCTATAATTGAAAAAATACAGCCTAGTGCAATATTAAAAATAAAAGCCAATTTAATAACACGTTCTGAAAAAGTATTAGAACACAATATGCATATAGATACAGAGTCAAACGTCCTGTGTAAAACTTCAATTTTGTATATAAATTCTAATGACGGGTACACTAGATTCGAGTCTGGAGAGATTATTAAATCCGAAGAAAACAAATTAGTAACTTTTAATTCAAATCTAAAACATACTGGAACTACCTGTACTACAGAAAAAAGTAGAATAGTATTAAATTTAAACTATTATTAAAAATGACTGAATATCATCCTAATATGGTTTATGTGGCTAGAATAATTAGTGAACGTAGTTGTGGCGATCAGGAGCGTTGGTTTGACTACTATGATGAAGCAAAAAACATAATACTCTTAGTAGAACAACTGGGATTTTTAAACAAGAAAAAGTTTTGGAAAAATGATAACAATTAAAGAACTACGATGGAGCAATTGTTTTAGTTATGGAACTGGTAATGTTATCAATTTCGTAAAAGCTCCACTAACACAACTAGTAGGTAAAAATGGCCATGGTAAAAGTAGCATAGCACTTATACTAGAAGAAGTACTATTTAATAAGAATACTAAGGGCATTAAAAAGGCCGATATACTCAACAGGTATATCAAAGACAAAAGCTATACTATTGAACTAGACTTATCTCGTGATGATAATGATTATACTATTAAGTGTGTGCGTGGTACGCAACAAACAGTTAAATTATTAAAAAATGGTCAGGATATCAGTGCTCACACCGCTACACAAACTTATAAGATTATTGAAGATATTATTGGTATAGATCATAAAAGTTTTGCACAAATAGTTTATCAAAGTAATGCTAATAGTCTAGAATTTTTAACTAGTGCTGATACTGCGCGTAAAAAGTTTCTTATAGAAATCTTAAACTTAACTAAATATACTCGTGCAAGCGAAATATTTAAACAAGTATCACTAGATCTTGGCAAAGAAATTGGTGAGTGTCAAGCTAA